CGCACCTTGGTTAGCTGGAAATTGCGGCGGGGGGCGCTCATGCGCCCACCCGCTCGTCGGGGTGCCGCCAGCTCGTGGCGGGGTAGCCCGTTGCGACCAGCTGCGGCTCGGGGTGCCGCTCCAACACCACCAGCTCGCGCGCAGGGTCGTCGGTGATATGGCCGAACCCGTCGGGCGTCACCAGCTCGACGTGGAGCAGGCCGAACACGTCCCAGCCCACGGCCACGACGCGCGCTCGGTCCTCCCGCCACGCCACGACGTCGCCCACGGCCAGCTCGTCCAGCCGGGTCGTCGGTACACTTGAACCTGACACAGCACTACCTTTCCGGGGCGCCGTTCTAGCGGCGCCCCTTTTCGTTGTGGTAAACACATTTTATCGGACCAAGCCGGGCGTTTTCCGCGCGGAATACAGGACGGCCGAATTCCTCCAGCGGTTTTCCGAAAAAACGGCGCATGGTTGAGCCAATGTAAAATCGTGTTTTACGTAGTCGGCGCTGGCAACGCTCGAGGGTGCCCGCGGCTAGTAGATTCGCAGCGGTTCTCGGGGCGCGTCCTCGGCCAGCTCCATGGCCCGCCAGAACGCCGCGCGCATGGCCAGCGCAGCGTCCACCGCGGCGCCGTCGGCGGGGCGCACGAGACGCAGCGAGCCGTCGGCCAGGTAGCGCGCACGCAGGGCGCCCACGTGCTGGGCCAGCACGTCGTCGTGGTCGTGGGCCACGCGCGACTCGACCACCGCGCGGTACAGCTCGTTTGCGCTCGACGCCTCAACGTCCACGCCAGCGGGCCACGGCTCCAGCGGCATACCGTCGGCGCGCAAGCGGTGGAACAGGCGCGACCGTATGCGCCGGTTGTGCACGACCTCCAGCACGTCCCAGCGTTCGCAGCCCTCCACGAGCGCCGCGGCCAGCTCGTCGTCGGTCGCGCGGTCGGCGCCCCAGCCGTAGAACACGGACCCGTCCAGCCCAGCCCCGCAAATGGCGACCTGGCGCTGGTAGGTGCCCTCCACCGCGAGCACGACCGGCGCACCATCGGGCGGGGCGCCCACGTAGGGGCACGATTCCCACGCGCCCGCTGGCAGCCACGCCTCCGCTTGGTCCACCCATTGCCCGAGGTGGTAAACGCGGAATTTCGACTCCGGCAGGAGCTGGGCCTGTAGCTCCAGCGCCGCCATGTTGAGAAACCCAGCGGCCAGGGCGGGGTTGGCCTGACGCCACGCGCGCTTGTCGTCCACGGCGCAGCCCTCGGGCGCGCTGTGCTCGCGGTACACGACGCCGGGCGGCAGCTCGCCCTCCACGTCGTCGCGCCGTATGCGCCACAAAATGTTGGGGTCGAATCCCGGCGTGCCGATCCCCAGCAGGTGCGCGTCGGCGCGCTTGCCGAGACGAGCCACCAGCGACTCCACGAGGTCGTCCTGTGCGAACCCCACCTCGTCCACGATCCCCAGCGAGAAATTGAGGCCTTCCACGGCCTTGATACGCGCGGCGTGCACGCGCAGCCGCGACCCGGTGGGGCGGTAGCGCAGCTCGGCGCCCTCCTCGTACAGGGCGCAGCGTGCGCGCAGCTCGGGGTTTAGCTCGGCCATGCGCGCGGCGGCGAGCACGACCTGGCCCGCCTGCCCTAGCTTGGTCGCCAGCACGTCCACCTCGGCGTAGTCGTCCCCGCGGCAAATGCGCTCCAGCGCCAGCGCCCCCAGCAAGGTCGTTTTGCCCTGGCCCGTTGGCAGCGAGGCAAACGTGGCCAGGTTCCCGTACAGGTCGCGCACGAGCTGACGCTGGAACGACGCCAGCTGCATGGGCTGGCCCGCGCCGTAGCCGGTGGGCGTCGTGGCGTAGGTGGTCACCCAGCGAATGGCGCGGTGCGCCTCACTCGTGGCGCGCCAGCGTTCCCATGGGGGCGGCTCGACCAGCGCGAGCTGCGGCTTAGGTCCGGGGCGCTCCAGCGTGCCACGCAGGGATTTGGCCATTCCCCCAATTCCTACCGGAGTTGTATGGTTTGAGCCATGCGGTGGCCGTTGCGCCGTTCCGCCGAGGGCGCCCCAACACGTTTGCCAACCACCCGAGACGAGGGGCTGGCGGCGGCGCTCCACCTGCCCTTGTCGGCTGGGGGGCTGGACCCCGACCTGGCCGGGCTGTTCGGAATCGGCAGCGCGCTGGTCGAGCGGATCGGCACCGTGGACCGCTGCCTACAGCTCACGTCGCAGCAAATCGCGGCCATGCAGCTGCGTTACAAATGCGCCGCCAGCGCGTCCCCGTTCCAGCCCCGCTGGGTGACCGATCCCGACCCCGCGTGGTATCCGAACGGAATACACGACGTCATGTTTTCGGCGGTGTGGTCGATTTACGCCCGGGGCGAGGCGCTGCTGTGGTGCACGTCGCGCTATGAGACGGGCTACCCCGCGACGTTCACGGTGCTGGACCCCCGCGCGGTGGACGTCGAGCTGGCGGGCGGGCAGCGTCGTTACGAGTCGAACGGCGTACCGCTCAACGCCGAGGACGTCATACAGGTGCAGCGCAACCCCAACGGCGCGCTGCGTGGCACGGGCGCGCTGGAGGCCTACGGCGCCAGCGTTGCGTCGGCAGCCATGGCCGAGGCCTACGCCGCCGACGTGTACCGCTCGACCGGCGCCACGCGCGTTGCGCTGCGGTTCACCCAGCGCCGCCCATCGCAGGACCAGGCCGAGGACCTACAGGCGCAATGGGTCGCAGCGGTGCAGCGTCGTGGCGGCGCCCCCGCGGTGCTGCCCAACGACGTGGAGCTGCTGGAGGCGCTGTCGATTTCGCCTAAGGACCTCATGTTGCTGGAGTCGCGCGAATGGGACGCGCGCCAAATCGCGGCGGCGTTCGGCGTCCCGGCCATGCTGTTGAACATCGCCCTGGCGGGCGGGCTGGTGTACCAAAACCCGGTGCAGCTGTTTGAGCTGTGGTGGCGCTCGGAGCTAATGCCCGCCGCGGTCAAGCTGTCGGGCGCGCTGTCGCGCTGGTTGCCCCGTGGCCATTGGGTCGAATTCGACCCCAGCGCGTCGTTGCGCCCGGACCTCGCTGCGCTCGTGGGTATCTACTCCAAGGCGTTTGCCGACGGTGCCGTGTCGCTGGACGAGTACCGCGCCGCCGTGTTCGGCCTTGACCCGCTGCCCGAGGGGGACGCCGCAGCGGAGCTGGTCGAGGAACCGGGCACCCATGGCAACGGGCTGGACGACCTCCCGCCCGTGCCCGACTACGTACAGGTGGAGGTGAAGTGATGGGCGCGCAGCTGGTCATGCAGCGGTCGTTCACGGTCGAGCTGGAGGAAACCGACGGGCGCATGGTCGAGGGCTGCGTGGTGCCCTACGGCGAGGCGGCGCGCGTGCAGGACGTGGACCCCGACACTGGCGAAATGTCGTCGCCCTATTTCGAGGTTTTCGAGCCGGGCGCGTTCCGCAAGCAGCTGCGCGCCGCCGGGCGCATTGAGCTGCGGTACGAGCACCGCGACGACCTGGCCCACAGCATTGGCGTGTGCCGCTCGCTGCACGACGAATCGTCGGGGCTGTTCGGCGCGTTCCGCGTGCATGACGGGGCGTTCGGGGACCAGGCGCTGGAGCTGGTGCGAGCCAAGATTCTGCCGGGGTTCTCGGTCGAATTCGTGGACCGCTTCCGCCATTGGCAGCGCACCGCCGAGGGCACCGTGGTGCGCCGCTCGTGCGAGCTGCTGTCGGTGGGCCTGACCCGCACGCCCGCCTACGCCACCGCCCAGGTCGTCGGCGTCCGCTCACGAGCCGAGTACGAGCGCGAGCTGGAGCTGCCCCCGGTGGACGACGCGCAGCTGGAGCGGCTGCGCGCGCTGGGCGTCGAGCTGTAGCGCCGGACTAGGATCGGCAGCAGAACCGCACCCCGCACCGCGCGGCTGCTGGACACCGACACCCCGCGATAGGCGGCACCCCGGACACCAGCCAGGACGTCCCAGCGCACGGCGGCACCCGGTCGAAACCTCGGAACGGCAAGGAGGACGACCCAATGCCACCCAACCCTGTTTTGCAGCGTCTCGTTTCCGAGCGCACGCAGGTAAACGAGAACATCGACGCGGTGCTGGACGCCGCCAACGAGGAGGAGCGCGACCCCACCGAGGCCGAACGCCAGCTGATTTCTCGGCACCGCGACCGGCTCAACGAGCTGGAACCGCAGATTGCGGAGCTGCTGGACCTGGAGGAACAGCGCAACGCATCGCGGGACGCCAGCGCCATGGTGCGCTCGACGCCCGAGCCGAGCGGCGGGGCGCTCACGCGCACGACCCCAGCCCCCGACGAGGACAACCCGTACACCCATTTTGGGCAGCTCGCGCGGGACGAAATCCTCGTGAGGTTCGACAAGATCGCGGCGCGTGCCGGGCAGGGCGCCCGCGACCGGGCGCAGCAGCGACTCCAGCGAGCGGTCGCGCACACGCTGTCGTCGGACGTGCCGGGAATCGTCGCGGCGCAGCACCTGGCGCAAATCGTGGACGTGATAAACGCCGCGCGCCCGGTGGTCGAGGTCGCACGGTCGGTGTCGCTGTCGTCGGGCACCCTCACGTATCCGAAAATCACCCAGCGCCCGACGGTCGGCAAGCAGGGCGCCGAGAAAACGGAGCTGCCCAGCACCGCCATGCACGTGGACCTGGAGCAGGCCACGGCGGAAGTGTTCGGCGGGGCGGGCAACCTGTCGTGGCAATCGGTTGCGTGGTCGAATCCCGACGCGCTCAATCTGTGGTTTGAGCTGGCGGCGGAGGCCTACGCTCGGGCGACCGAAACCGAGGCCTGCAACGACCTGCTGGCGGCGCTGTCCGACGCGGTGGCCGTCCCCAGCGACGACCTGGCGGGCTGGATGGGCGCGATTGCCGCAGCCGCCGGGGAGGTGTACGAGAACAGCGGGCGCCGCGCCACGCACCTGCTGACCGACCCGACGCTGGGTTACCACCTGCTGGGCATGGTGGCGTCCGACGCCCCCGTGTTCGTCGCGGCGGGTGCGGGCAGCCTGCAAACCGGTGCGGGCACCATCGCCGGGCTGCGGCTGGTCATTTCCAACGGGTTCGGCGCCAGCCACGCGGTCGTGGGCGACCCACAGTCGCTCATTGCCGCCGAGAACCCGGGCGCACCGGTCGAGCTGCGGGTGGTCGAACCGTCCATTGCCGGGTTCGAGGTCGGCGTGGTCGGGGCGTTCGCAGCGGTGGTCACCGAGCCGCAGGCGTTCTGCGAGCTGACGCCGCCCGCCGGGGCGCTCACCGCGAGCCGCGGCAGCCGCAGCAAGGCCAAGGCCGAGGAGTAACCCGTGGCCTACGCCACCGTGGACGAGCTGGCAGCGTCGTTGCGCATCCGGGTGACGCCCGACAACACGGACGCCCTGCAAGCGTGCTTGGACGCTGCCAGCGCCGAAATCGACCATGAGGTGGATTGGCTCGACCCCGACGAGCCGGAGCACTACCCCGAGGGCGACCCGCACCTGGCGCTGCTGGGGCGGGTCAATCTCGTGCGTGGCGTCGAGTGGTGGAAGGCCAACGATGCTGCGTTTGGGGTCGTCGGTTACAACGACGTGTCGGGCGCATTGACGGCACCGCGTGACGGGTTCGCCCGCCACGCAATGGCCCTGACGCCGTGCAAGCAGCTGTGGGGGGTGGCGTGAGCACCGCCACCTCCACGCTGCTGCTGACCAACGTGCGGGCTGCGTTGGCCACGGCGTTGGCGCCGGTCGAGGACGACGACCCCAACGTGCTGGCGGACCTCGTGGACGCAATCGACCCGCCCGTGCTCATGCTGGAGTGGTCCGACCCGTGGCTTACCCCGCGCACGGTGGGGCAGGGCTGGTGGGACGCGCACCTCAACGTGCTGGCAATCGCGGGGCGGCTGGAACCTGGCCCAGGAGTGGAGCGGCTGGAGCAGCTGGCCCAATTCGTTATCGCCCGGCTGTCGGCCGATTCTTACAGCTGGCCCGTCGAGTCAATGACCGCCCCGCGGCGGTTCGACATTGCGGGCCTGACCTACCTAGGGGCGCGCGTGTCGCTGCGCGTCCCCGTGACCGTCGAGGAGGAATGACCCATGGCCGTGGCCACTAAGCCAATGCCGCTGATTCTGGACAACGCGGGGCTGGAAATCGCCCCGACCGAGGACCCCACGGGGCTGGCGCAGCTGGCGTGTGTGGCCACCCACGTGGAGCTGGCGCCCGACACCGCGGTGACCACCATTGACACGTTCTGCGGGACGACCGACTACCCGGGCAACGTGAAATGGACGCTAAACGCCACGCTGGTGCAATCGTTCGACGCTGGCGCCACCGAGGAAATCCTGTCCGCCGCGGTCGAGTACGGCGCACCCGTGGCGTACAGGGTCGTGGGCTACCGCGACCGCCCGGTGGGACCGGACAACCCCGAGTGGACGGGGCTAGTGGTGCCGCAGGACTACGCGCCGATAAACGGTGACGCTGGCGCCGAATCGACCATTGAGCTGGCGTGGTCGTGCACCGACGCGCCGACCAAGGGCGTGGCGCCGGGTGGCGGCGCACAGGCCAGCGCGTCGAGCAAGGAGAAAGCCGCAGCGTGAGCACGCCCGACGTGTCGGTGCAGGTCGTCGGGTTTGACGAGCTGGTGAGCGGTTCGCTCCAGCTCGTGGACCGAATCGACCACACCGCTGGCCCGGCCATGGAGCAATCGGCGCAGCAGGCCGCTGCACGAGTACGTGGCAGCGTGCCGGTGCTCACCGGCGCCCTGGCCGGGTCGGTGGTCGCTGGCAGCACCCACGAGGGCACCGCCTACATGGGCATGGGCGAGGGGCTGCCTTACGCGGGCTGGATCGAGTACGGCGGCACGCGCGGGCGCCCGTACGTGGACGCCGGGCGCTACGTGTACCCAGCCGCCCATGCCGTCGAGCCGCAGCTGGTCGCGGCGTCGAGTGACAACGCCAAACGAGAAATTGCGAGGTTCCCATGGAGGACACCCAGGACCTGACCACCAGCAACGGCGAGCTGCCGTCGGTCGTCGTGGCCGACCCCGAAAACATCGCCCTGACGCCGAACGAAATGCGCGCGCTGAAAGCCGCCACGGGGCGCCCAATGTCCGACGTGTTCTCCGAGGACAACGAGGAGGACGCCATGCAAGCGGTGGTGTGGCTGGCGCTGCGACGTCAAGGGCACCACGCGACGTGGGCGCAGGCGGGTGACGTCGCGCTGTCGGCCAGCAGCGAGCCGGTGGCGTCGGACCCTACGCCGACCGATTCCTCGCCAACCTCGCAGCGTTCTGCCGATTCTGGCGAGTGACGCCGCGCGACGTGGACGCCATGAGCCGAGACGAGTACGAGGCGTTTAGGCGCTACATGGACGCCGAGCTGCGCGAGCGCAAGCGCGCGGCCGAGCGCGCACGGAGGGGGCGCTAATGGCCAACCCGTCGGTGGTCGTTGATTTCGTCGCCAACACGACCAAGCTGGTGCAGGGAATCAAGGAGGTTGGCAGCGCCAGCGACAACGCGGCCGGGGCGGTCAAGAAGATTGATTGGAAACGCATTGCCCTGTGGTCGGGCGCTGCGGTCGGGCTGGCGGCGGCGGGGAAATTTATCAAGGACTCGACCCAGCAAACCGAGGACCTGGCCAAGGCCACGCTGTCGTTGCAGCGGGTCACGGGCATGGACACCGAGACCGCCAGCCAATGGGTCGAGGTCCTGAAATCTCGTGGCGTCGAGGTCGGGTCGTTCAACAAATCGCTGGTGATCTTGTCCAAGCAAATGACCGCGGCCAACCAGGGCAGCGCCAAGGCCACGGACACGTTCAAGGCGCTGGGCGTGAACATGGAGGACGTCCGCAAGGGCAACACGCAGGCCGTGATCTTGCAGCTGTCGGACGCCTTTTCCAAAATGCGCAACCCGGCGCTGCGGGCGGCGTACACGCAACAGCTGTTCGGGCGGTCGGCGCAGCAGCTCACCCCGCTGCTGTACGGCGGCAGCAAGGCCATACAGGACCAGCTCGGTATTGCCCACAAGTACGGCGCCGAGATTGGCGACAAAACCACCGGCAACGTCAAGGACCTGGCAGCCGACCAGCGCGAAATGGCCATTGCCATGGACGGCGTAAAGGTCACGCTGGGCACGGCGCTGCTGCCGCTGCTGGTGCAGCTGTCCCGCATCCTCGTGGAGGTCACGCGCGTGGTGCAGCCGGTGACGCGCAACGCCACCCTGCTGAAAATCACGCTGGGCCTGCTGGCGGTGGCGTTCGTGGCGTGGAAGGTCGTTGCCATTGCCGCGGCGGTGGCCAACTACGGGCTGGCGTCGTCCATGCTCGCGGCGCTGTGGCCCATCGCGGCCGTGGTCGCGGCAATCGTGGCGCTAATCGCCATTGGCGTGCTGCTTTACAAGAATTGGGACACGATCAGCGCAGCCGCGAGCAAGACCTGGGGCGCAATCAAGGACGGCGTGTCGGCGCTGCTGTCGTGGGTCAAATCGAATTGGCCGCTAATCCTCGGGATTCTCACCGGACCGCTGGGGCTGGCGGTGGTCGCGGTCGTCCAGAATTGGGACAAGATCAAGCAGGCCACGACCGCGGCGTGGAACGCGGTCAAGGGCGCCGTGTCGGGGTCGCTGGCGTCCATCCGTGGCGCCGTGGCCAGCTTCACCGCGTGGATGGGCACGGCGTGGGACGCGGTGCGGTCGCAGCTCGTCCGAGTCGCTGGCTGGTTCCAGAACCCGCTCGACGCCGCCCACGCCATGGTCGCCGGAATCAAGGCCGCGGTGCACGCAATCCCCGACGCAATCGACGCCGTGGTGGGCGCGGTGCACAACGCTGCCAGCCGAGTGGCCAACGCCATACGCGCGCCGATCAATGCCGTGCTGTCGGGCTGGTCGTCGCTGGCGCTGACCTTCCCCAAGGTCACGCTGCCGCAGGTCAATATCCCGCACGTCGGCAAGGTCGGCGGGCAATCGTTTGGCGGCTGGTCGTTCCCGTTCCCGTCCATCCCCAAGCTGGCCACGGGCGGCGTGTTCTCGTCCCCGACGCTGGCGATGGTGGGCGAGGGGCGCGGGCGCGAAATCGTCACCCCCGAGTCGTTGCTGCGCTCAATCGTGGCGACCATGACTCCAGCGGTGCACGTCTACATAGGCGACACCGAGCTGCGCGACCTCGTGCGCATTGAGGCCGTGGCGGTGGACAACGCAACCGCGGCGGCAATCATGGGAGGGCTGGCCTAGTGGCGCGCACGAGACGCCAGCGCAGCACGCGGGCCACCACCATGACCGTGACGCCCGACGCCCGCGAGTCGGCGCGTATTGACATTGCCGCGATACCTGGCGCCGCGACCACGTACACCGTGCAGCGCACCTCCCCCAGCGGCTCGACGGTGAGCGTGCGCGGCGCCCAGGACGCCGACGTGGAGGGCGCGGCGGCAATCGTCCACGATTGGGAGGTGCCGTTCGACGTGGCGCTGCACTACGTGGCCACGTTCTACGACGACAACGGCGTGGTGCTCGGGACCGCCAGCGCCGACTACACGCACAGCTATGGCGAGTGTGAGGCGTGGGTGGTGGACCTGGCCCGCCCGACCAATTCGCTGCCGCTCACCATCGAGTCGTTCGTGTCGCTGGATTTCGAGGTGGCGGCGGGCGTCATGCGCGTGCTCAACCGGCGCGCGCCCGTGCTCGTGACGCTGCCAGCGTGGACGCCCGAGGGCGAGCTGGTGCTGCTGACCGAGACGCTGGACGAGCGGGACGCGCTGCGCGCGCTGCTGGGCGAGGGCTACCCCATCCTGGTGCGCACGATCCCCGAGCAGGGCGTGGGCAACATCTACCTGGGGGTTACGGATTTCAAGGAGGAGCGGCTGCTGTCGCTGGGCGACCGCCCGCAGCGCCGGTTCACCATCGCGGTGGTGCAGGTCGAGCGCCCGGCGGCGCACGTGTTCCAGCCCATCCCGCCAGCGACCTATGCGGCGGTGGCTGCCGAATTCGCCAACTACGCCGACCTGTTGGCCCAGGTGCACACCTACGACCAGCTGGCGTATTGGTGGGACGTCGGCGGCGTGTCGTCGGGGACGCTGCCCTGGCTGCCGTCGGACGTGTAGCGGTGCTGCCCGTGTCGTCTCGGTTCCTGACCGCGCTACGAGACGCGCACGCCGTCTCGTTTGCGTGCAACGCCTACGCGCCCGGCTCGACCGACCCCGTGGCGCTGGAGGTCGTGGGCGGCAACGTGGACGCCAACGGCAACGCGCGAGTGATGCGGCAGGGCAGCGTTCAGGTGGCGTTCACGGTCGAGGACACCGACACGCTGGCCCTGCTGGAGTCGCTGGCGTTCGGCGGCTGGGTGTCGCTGGAGCGCGGGCTGCACTACCCCGACAACGACGTGGAGCGCGTCCCGCTGGGCTATTTCCGCGTCGAGTCGGTCGTGTGGGGCGAGCTGACCGGCAACGCCACGCTGACGCTGGCCGACCGATTCGCCCAGGTGCAGGACGAGCCGCTGCCCGTGCCGTACAGCACCGCGGGGCTGCACCCGTCGGACGCAATCGTGCAGCTCGTCCAAGCGGTGTTCGGCTCGACCATCGCCTACCACGTGCTCACCGACCCGGCCAGCGAGCCGGTCATGGCGGGCACGGTCTACGACCAGGAACGCACCCAGGCCATTTCGGACCTGACCCAGGCGATAAGCGCCGAGGCGCTGTTCGACGCCCACGGCGATTTCGTGCTGCGCCCGAGCTACGCGCCCAGCGAGCCGGTGTGGACAATCGACGCGGGCGAACGGGGCGTGCTGACCAAGGCCGAGACGACGCTAGACCGCTCCAGCGTGCGCAACGGCGTGTCGGTCAAGGGGCAGCCCGACGCCGACCAGCCGCCCATTTACGCGCTGGCCACCTACGACGACCCGACGTCGCCGCTGCGCTGGGGTGGCCCGTTCGGGCACGTCGTCATGCTGGCTGAAAGCACCGCCGTGTCCACCCAGGCCCAAGCTGACGCCACCGCGCGGTCGTTGCTCAACCTGCGGCTGGCGCTCACGCGCACGCTGGCGCTGGAGTCGGTGCCCAACCCGGCGCTGGAACCGGAGGACGTCGTGGCAATCGTGTTCCCCGACGGCCACGTGGAACAGCAGGCGATAAAGGAAACGCACGTGGGGCTGGGACCGGACGCTGCGCTGTCGCTGGTCACGGTGGACAAGTACGCGGGCGATTTCTCGCCCGAGGCCATGACCACGCACCACGGCGAGGACCTGGCGCGCGAGCTGTCGCTGGCGCTGGTGGGCGAATGAGCACGCGCCAGCCCCGCGTGCCGTTCACCCGCACGCTGCCGCACGTGCTCGTGCGGGCGCTGGCCAAGGTCCCCGTGCAGCTGTCGATTGCCACGGTCGTGTCGGTGCCCAGCGCCACCACGGTGCGAATCGACGTGGGCGGCACGCAGGTGACCGTGCCGCGGCTGTCGAGCTACCACACGCCGACGCCCGGAAAACCGGTCTACCTGCTGGTGGGCGCCACCACCGTGCTGGCCATTGGCGACGTCGGCGGCAGCGGGCTGCTGGCCGCAGAACATGACCCCGACCCGGAAGGGGGCTAAATGCCCGGTTCAACACCCAACCTGGGGCTGCCGTTCCCAGCGCCACCCGACCCCGCCGACGTCCCGGCGGACATTGAGGCGCTGGCCATGGCGCTGGACGAGCTGGCGCCGGGCGGTACGTTCAGCAAAGCGCCGACCCGCCAGGTACTTGCTGGCGCTGGCAACTACGTAACCCCCGCCGGGTGCAAGGCCATTCTCGTGGAGTGTGTCGGCGGTGGCGGCGGTGGCGGCGGTTCTGGCGCGACCAATTCCGGGTCGTTCACACTCGCTGGCGGCGGTGGTGGTGGCGGCTATGCCGCCAGCCTCATTGAGAACCCCGCCGCCAACTACGCCTACACCGTAGGGGCTGGCGGCGCTGGCGGGGTCGGCTACGGCAACGGCGCGACGGGAGGGCATACGACGTTTGGCCCGCTTGACGCCTTCCCGGGCCTTGGGGGGGCAGGTACGACCGGCGCGGCTGGGCAGGCTGGATTTGCTGGCGGCGGCGGTGGTGGTGGCGTCCCTGGCAACGGGCCGAACGTAGGCCAGCGCACGGCCATGGGCGGGTCGGGCGGTGTCGGCTATGCGACGTCGCAGGCGCTACTAGGTGGTGACGGTGGCTGCGCGGGTGGACCGGGGGGCGGCACCGCTAGTGGGGCGGCCCAGGGCACGACTCCACGCCCCGGGGCTACGCCCGGCGGTGGTGGTGGAGCAAGCGCCAACGCGCCGTCGGCGGCTGGGAATCGGGACGGGGGCGCAGGCGCCGCCGGGCAAATCATTGTGACCGAGTTTTATTGATAGGGGGCGAGCATGGACGAGCCGACGCTGCAACCACATTTACTCGGGGCGGTTTTCGCCCTATTCGGAGCACCGCCACCACCGGCAGACACGCCCGACGCCGACGTGCTGGCGGCGCTCGACTACATAGCGGGCAGGCCCGCCGTCATTCCCGAATTCTGGAGTGACGACGTGCACGCGGGCGACCAGGGACCGGCCGAGCTGGAAGGGGCATGACCATGCACCTACCACGCCGACACGACGACGACGACGGCATGACCGAGGCCGAGCACGAGCGGCTGCACGCCAACGACCCGCCCGAGCGGGACACGCCCGAGGTCGAGCGCAGCCACCCCGAGACGACGCCCGACGAGGAGGTGAGCTGACGTGGCCCTAAAGCGCAAGTGGATTGCCAGCCCCAACTACTCCAGCCGCGGCGGGGCGGCGGTGCGCCTAATCGTCCTGCACACCGCCGAGGGCGCGACCACCATTGAGTCGCTGGGCAATTTCTTTGCCAGCAGCTCCAGCGGCGTGTCGTCGCACGTGGGCATTGACGACAAGGCCAACACGGTGGGTGAGTACGTGAAGCGGGGCAATAAGGCGTGGACGCAGGCCAACGCCAACCCGGTGTGCGTGGCTGCCGAGCTGTGCGGGTTCGCCAGCTGGTCAAAGGGCACGTGGCAGAACCAGCACGCCACCATGCTGGACAACGCCGCCAAATGGGTGGCCGAGGAGTCAAAGAAATTCGGCATACCCATAACCAAGCTGTCGGCGTCCCAAGCGCAGGGCAGCGGGCGCGGCGTGTGCCAGCACCGCGACCTCGGGTCGTGGGGCGGCAACCACTCGGATTGCGGCAACGGGTTTCCAATGGACGACGTGCTGGCAGCCGCCAAGCGGTACGCCAGCGGCCAGGGAGGGAGTGACGACTACATGGAACCGCCAGCATGGTTGTGGGATTGGTTGCGCTGGTACGAGACGACCGAGCGCGACCCCAAGCAGCGCCCCGACGCAGCGCCCGAGGACATTCCGAAATGGGCGTGGGAATACCAGGAGGAGGTCCACAACATCGACAAGCGCATGGGCATGACCCAGGGCGAGCGGGATTGGATGGATTGGCGCGCCGCCGGGTCGGACCCCGCCAAGCGCCCCGACGTCCCCGAGACGATCCCCGAGCGGTGGTGGACGGACAACGAGTACGTGCTGGCGCAATCGTAGGTGGTCGCCACGGTCATTCCGTGGGGCGACGTCGCCAGCAGCGCCGCGGGGCTGGCGCTCGTCGGCGTCATTTACCTGGCCCGGCGTGTAGCCCAGCTCGGGGAACGTGTCGCCTACATGGAGGGGCAGCTGGAGGGTGAGCACCACCGCGAGGGGGATGGGGACAACGACCGGGCGCCGCCCGATTAGGTAGCGTCCCGCCCAGCCGCTTGGGGGTGCAGGTGCGTTTTTCTCGCAATTTGCGGCTGCGGCAGGTTTGGCGAGCTGCAACGCGCGGCAACGGTGTGCACCCCGCTGCAACACGAAAACCCGGCGTGTGCTGGCTGTTTGCGCTGCGGCTCGTGCTCGCTTACACCACCAGCTCCATGACCGAGCTGCTAACGCAGGCGCAGGTTTGCGAGCTGGCCAAGGTGTCGCGCTGGACGGTGCGGCGGGAGGTCCGAGACGGCCACCTGGCGCAGGTGCTGGTGCGTGGTCGCCCCCGTTATTCGCAGCGCGACGTCGAGCGGTGGGTGGCCCATATGCGCCAACGGAGGGACGGGGGCTAGGGGGGTATGCTGGGACATTCTGCTACCCAACCTATGGAGGTAATCGTGGCCGCTACCACGACCCCAACCCTGCTGGAGGGTGTCCAGCGCCACCGCGACTCGTTCCGCGTGCGCGTCATGTTCCCAGCGCCCTACGGTCGCCACGTCGAGGTCCACAAGGACGCCGACACCGCCAACGCCCGAGCCATTGAGCTGCGCCAGCGTCGAGCTGCTGGGCTGGCGCCGACCCAGGCCCAGGGCGACCCCACGCTGCGGGAGGCGGTGGAGTCGCTGCTGGCGCGCAAGCGCACCGCCGTGTCGCGCAAAACCAAGCGGCGCCTGTCCGCCAACGGCATAAAGCATTGGGACGTCGCCACCCGCGTGTGGCGCGAGGGACCGCTGGCCAGCACGCGCCTGTCCATGCTGCGCCGCGACGTCGTGGAGGACGCCGTGCTGGAGCTGTCGCTGGAGCACCCGACCACCGCGCGCAACGCGCTGGAGTCGTTCAAGGCGGTGCTGCGCTACGCGGGCGACCGCGGCGCGCGTTACGACCTGGCGCTGCTGGGCGTCGAGGCCGTGGTGGTCGAGCCGCGCCAGCGCCGGGCGCTCACCGCGCTGGAGCTGGAGTACCTGGCCACGCACGCGCCCGACTACGCGCAGCGGCTCGTCCTGTTTATGGGCACCACGGGGCTGCGTCCCGGCGAGGCGTTCGCCCTGACCGACGACCGCGTGGACCTGGAGGGCGCCACGGTGTACGTGCCCGCCGAGCTGTGCAAGGAACGACGGGCCAAGGTCATTCCGCTGTGGCCCGAGGAGGTCACGCTGCTGCGCGAACAGCTGGGCGCATTGCGCGTGGTGGACGAGACGAGCAAAACCGGGCACCTACCTTCACGTGCCGCCGGGTCGTCGCTCGTGTTCCCCAAGGCGCAAGGGGGCGCGTGGAGCACCGCGCGCCCCCATTTCCACAAGCTGGTGTGGAGCAAGGCCACCGAGCGCGCAGCGACCGCGTGGCGCGTCGAGCACGAGCTGGCCGACGACGCGCCCACGCCGTTTGACGACCTCAAGCCGCACGACCTACGCTCGACCGCGGCCACCCTCATGCGGGACGCTGGGCTGTCCAAGGACGACGCAGCCGACCGCTTGGGCCACGCCGACACGACCCTGCTGGACGGCGTGTACGACCAGGGCGACCGCGCGGCGCGCGTGGCGCGTGGAATGGCAGCAGCGACCACCGACGGATTGAGGGCGTCGGCGGCGCGCGTAGCTGCTACCCAACACGCGCTCACCGACGCCCACACGGAGGCTAAATGACCCTCCGTGGTCCCGAGCTGGTCCCGCTAGACCGGCCCGGTTTGCCCCACGGCGCATGGCTGCGTCGTTTGGGGCTATGGGCGCGGCTGGGATCGAACCAGCACCGCCCGTATGTAGCTAGGTGGGGCTGTTAGGTGCTGGCGGGGGCGCAGCGCGCATGGTTGCGTGCGTTGCGCCCCATCGCCGCCCCGACGTGCCCCCGGCTGCAACACGCTGCACCACCCCCAAATAACGCCCCCGTGGTCCCCACGTGGTCCCGCGCGGGCGGGATCGGAGGACGCCGTGGGCATTGACAACGTGCGCCCGATGGTGCGCGCCGACGATTGGCGCGCGACCGAGGCCGCATACACCGAGGCCCGGCTGCAATCGCTCGACCTGTTCCTGACGTCGCTGGACGAGCTGGCCGACGAATTCCCCGAGGACAAGGCGCTGGGCAGCGCCGCGCGTGCGCTGGCGGCGTGCTGTCGGGCGCAGGCCAACGACCTGGCCCAGCGGTCGCTCCAGCTGCGGGCGGCGCTGCGTGAGCGCGAGCACGAGGCGCTAGCGAGCAGGCGGGCGGACCGGTGACCGTGCGTGTGCGCAACCACCACAGCGGGTTGCTGGTGCCGCGCCCGTTCGACAACGTGGACGAGGCGCAGGCGTGGATAGCCGAGCAGCTGCACCCCGAGCATTTCCACGTCGAGGTTGGGCCTGACCGGTGAGCGACCGGCCTGTGGCGTTGGCGCACATGACCCTGCCCGTGGTCGTCGTGTGGACGCTGTGCGGGCTGGCCTGCTGGTGCGTGCTCGCGGCGCTGGCGTTCGGCGTGTACGTGCTCGTGGAGCGGGTGGCGTGACCCGCGAGCAATGGCTGGAGGAGGTCGCGCTGTCGCTGCTGGACGTCGTGCAGGAGCTGGCCCAGGGGCTGGCAGCCGGGCATGTGCCCGAAACCGAGTGGGCGCAGGTGGTCGCGGATTCGTTCGACCAGCACCGCGCCGAGCGGCTGGAGCTGGAGTCGTGAACGGCGAGGGCATCGGGCGGCGCAAGGAGCTGGAGCTGGACACGGTGCTGCGCCGCTTGGCCTACGTGGACGACACCATGCGTGCCGAGTGGCCGCTGGACGACGCCGACGTGCGCGTGTACGTGGCGGCGCTCGTGGTCGTGGCCGACGCCATGGACGAGCTGCGCCAAGCGGTGGAGCGGGTGACGTCGTGACGCCCACGCCCTACTACAGCGACGACCACGTGACGCTGTACCACGGGGACGCCCGCGAGCTGCTGTGGGACGTCGTGGCCGACGTGTGCGTGACGGACCCGCCCTACGGCATCGGCGTGGAGTACGGGCGGTTTAGCGACACGACGGCGAACGTGGCCCAGCTCGTGGCCGACGTGGTGCCCGTGCTGCGCTCGAAATGCCAGCGGGTCGCGCTCACGCCGGGCGTGTCCAACCTGTGGCTGTACCCGCAGCCCGATTGGACGTTGGGCTGGTTTATCCCCGCGGGCGCTGGTCGTGGCCCGTGGGGGTTCTCGTGCTGGCAGCCGGTGATTGTGTACGGGCGCGACCCGTTCCTGGCCAAGGGGCTGGGCTGTCGTCCCGACGCTGTGGAGTACGTGGCGCCGGGCGACCCCGACGGCGCGCTGGAGCACCCATGCCCCAAGCCGGTGGACCTCATGCGCTGGGTTATCGGGCGCGTGTCGGTGGACCCCAGCGAGGTGCTGCTGGACCCATTCGCCGGGTCGGGCACGACGCTGCGCGCTGCCAAGGACCTAGGGCGCCGCGCGGTCGGCATTGAGCTGGAGGAACGCTATTGCGAAACCGCGGCCAAGCGCATGGGCCAGGAGGTGCTCCAGCTCGACGCGCCCCCGGTCGAGGACGAGCTGGCGTCGTGGCTCGGGGTGGGCGCATGACGTTTGAGCAGCGCCAGGCGGTGCGCGCGGCGGTGGCGGCGGTGCAGCGCGCCCGCGAGCGGCGCACCCGCCGGATGCACGTGCGGACGCTGTACGGCGCCAAGCTGTACCTAGGCGGCGCGAGCAGCCCCGACTACAACAGCCACCGCGTTGGTTACCCGCCAAGCCGACCCGACGGGAACCTGACCAGCTCGTGAGACGCAACGACCCCGTGCGCACCTGCTGGGTGGTGTCGATTTCCGACGTCGGCTATGCCGACGGGGACGACTACCTGTCCGGGCCATACAGCGAGGCGCGAGCGCGGGCAATCGTGCGCGCGTTCAACCAGCGCCGCAGCGAGTACGGGTGGCACGCAACGACGTTCCCGCTGGGGCGCCACACCATCCCCGAGCTGGTCGGGCTGCACGACCCGCAAACGGCGGTGCTGTTTTGAGGTCGGCAGCAAAGGTCCGCCTGCTGGCCCGCGCGACCCGGCGCAATCGCACGGTGGCGCTGCGTCATGCGCTGCACGCCCGGGACGTGGTGCACGCAGCGGTTGGCCCGGTGGCCGACTGTCACGACCCCAGCGCCCTGGAGGACGTCGGCATGGCTTACGTGTTGCTCACGCACGTGGTGGAGCGGCTGGAGGAGCTGGTGGGGGACGCCGCATGAGCCACGGGCTAACCGTGACGTTCACGGGTGGGCTGGTGCAGGAATTCCGCGGCACGTCGGCGCTGGCCAACGCGCTGGCGTTTGCCGACGAGCGCGGGCTGCGCGTGTGCACGTTTTCGACGCCACGCACCATCGCCCGTGACCTACGCGGGCCACGAGCTGAGACGCCCGAGGCGCGCGTGCTGCGGCTGGTTGGTCGCAGCGACCTACACGAGGGAGGGACAACGTGAACGCACGCAAACGCGCGGCGGCGCTGGCCGCTGTCGTCACCGCCGGGCTGCTGGTCCTGCTGGCGCTCGTGCGCGCTGCGGGCGGCGACACGACGCCCACGACGACCGAACCGAGCACCGCGACCGTGACCACCACAGCCGCCGATCCGCGCGTGCCGCGGCTGGTGCGCAAATTGGCCCACGAGCGCGTCCTGCTGCGCCGCTCGCGCCACCGGACGTTGGCCATGGTTCGCACGTTGCGCCACCGCCCGAGCACGCAGGAGGCGCTTACGTTGGCGTGCAGCACGTATGGCTCGTGCGCCACGCTGCGACGTCGTGCGTGGTGCGAGTCGCGCGACGACCCCAGCGCGCAGAACGCCAGCGGCGCGTCGGGGCTGTTCCAATTCCTGCCCAGCACGTGGCGCTCGACGCCGTACGCTGGCGCGTCGATTTTCTCGCCCTACGCCAGCGCGCTGGCCGCTGGGTGGATGCAGGCGCACGGTCGGGGGGGTGAGTGGTCGTGCCGCTGAGCTACACCGGCCAGCTGGTCGTAACGACGTGCTGGTGCGGGATTCGCCACGCGGTGCCGGAGGAGCTGTACGACCTCGTGCACCGCCAGCACGAGGACGGCAGGGCGCAGCGGTCGATTTATTGCCCGCTCGGGCACCCGTGGACGTTTGCGGGCGAAAGCAGGACCGCGCAGCTGGAGCGCGAGCTGGCCAGCACCCGCCGCTCGCGCGCCGCCGCCCATGACCTGCTGCGTGCCGAGGAACGGTCGCACGCTGCCACCCGTGGTCACCTGACGCGCGCCAAGCGTCGGACCGCGGCGGGCGTGTGCCCGTGCTGCCACCGCACGGTCAAGCAGCTGGCCGACCACATGGCGACCAAGCACCCCGAATACGTGGGCGAGGTGCTGGGGTGACGCTGGAGCGGCGCGAGCACGGGCGCGGCCATTCGTACCGAATCGACGGCGAAAAGGTGCCGGGCATAACGACCGTGCTGCGCGGAATTGCCAAGCCGGGCCTAACGCAATGGGCGGCTAACGAGGCCGGCGACGTGGTGGTGAACCGCTGGGACGAATTGCAGGACCTGGAACCGACCGAGCGGCGCAAGCTGGTGGCCTACGCGCACCGCGAGGTTTTCACCGAGGCCTCACGACGTGGCACCGCGGTGCACAAGGGGCTGGAGCAGCTGGCGGCTGGCGTCGAGGTGGACGTGCCCGAGCCGTACGTGGGGCTGGTGGACGCTTACCTGCGGTTTGTCGAGGAGTGGCAGCCGCGCGAGCTGCTGGTGGAGCGCCCCGTGTTCTCACGTCGCTGGCGCTACGCGGGCACGCCCGACCTGATTGCGGACCTGGCCGACGGCAAGCGGTGGCTGTTGGATTGGAAAACGGGCACGACGATTCGCCCCGAGTACGCCCTACAGCTCGCCGCGGCGCGCTACGCCGAGGTGGTGCTACAGGGCGACGGGGTGGAGGTGCCGGTGCCCCGCGTGGACGCTTGCGGCTGCGTCCACCTGCGGCTGGACGGGACCTACGAGCTGCGCCCCATGCAGGCCACCGAGGTGGAGTGGCGCGTGTTCCTGCACGCAATCCCGGTGGCGGCGTGGGCCACGGCTGCGGACGATTTCAAGCAGCGCGACGAATGGGTGGGCGACCCCATGGAACCGCCCGCCCGCGAGGAGGTGACGCCATGACCGAGCTGGTGCCCTACACGAGCGACCCGCCAGCGTTCAACGCCGAGTGGCTGCTGGACCCCGCCGAGATTGCGCAGCGAATCGGCGGCACCGATTTTGTGCCACGGGGGTTGCGCGACAACCCGGCTGCAATCACCGCGGCGCTGCTGTACGGCCAGGAGGTGGGGCTGGGGCGCATGGCGTCGTTGGCCACCATCGCCGTGATTGACGGGCGCCCGGCGCTGTCGAGCGAGGCGCAGCGCGCGCTCATTCTGGCCGCGGGCCACGAGGTGTGGTTCGAGGAATCGACCGCGAGCAAATGCACCGCGTGTGGTCGTCGTCGGGGCACGCAGAACGTGACGCGCTGCACGTGGACGATGGACGACGCCAAGCGCGCTGGGCTGGCGGGGCGCAATAATTGGCGCACCTACCCGCGCCAAATGCTCATGGCGCGGGCGTCGGCGGAGCTGGCGCGCGCAGCGTTCCCCGACGTCGTGCACGGGTTGCGCGCGCTGGAGGAGCTGGACGTGGACGACGACGGCCTGCCAGCGGGTGCGAACGACAAGCCGCCCGAGCCGGACAAGCCGACGCGCCGACGCAGGCGCCCAAAATCGGGGGGCACCGGAGACGGTGAGGCCCAAACACGTGCGGCCGTTGAGCCGGGGGCGTCGGTGTCCGAACCGCCCCATAGCGCGGAAGGTGGCGACCTGGAAAATGCGCCGCCACCCGCCGACGACCAGCCCCCCGACACCACCGAGGTGGAGGAAATCGACGCGCCCCCACCGCCCCCACCGCCCGACGTCGAGCTGGCACCGCCCGAGCCTGCACGGAATCCCGACGATTCCGAGCAAGGTTCCGTGCAACCCGAGGAGGGACCGCTGCCAGCGTCCGAGCCACAGCTGCGCCACGTGTTCGCCCTCATGCGCGAGGTGGGGCTGGACGCTGGGGACCGCGAGCTGCGGCTGGCGTACACGTCGCGCGTCATACAGCGCCCCATTGAGTCGTCGGCCAACCTGACCCAGGCCGAGGCCCACGCGCTGATCGAGGACCTGCAAGCAATCGCGGCGCTACCCGCTGGGCTGGAGCGCGACAAGCGCCTGCTGCCGCCGAACGAGGGGCAGCTGCTACTCGACGCCGAGGAACAGCTGGGGGCGCGGTTGGTCGAATGAGCGCGCCCGAGCGCGAGTGGCGGCTGGTCGGGCGTGACGAGGACCCCGAGCTATACGCGCGGCTGGCAGGGCTGGCCATGGAGCTGGGCGGACCGAACGCTGGCGGCATGGAGCTGTGCGCGTTGCTCATGCAGGGCGAGGCCGTGCCGCTGGACCGGCTCAACCCCGAGGCCGTGGCCAGGTACGGGCTGCGCGCTCCAGCGACCAATGGGCGGGTGACGCTGGGCGATTTCCACCTCGTGCCCTTCCGCGACCCAGCGTCGGCCGAGGACGACGACGGCTGGCGACCGTTCGCCCTGCCGCTGGACGAATTCCGCAGCGAGCTGGACGAGGCCCACACGCCGCTGCTGGGCAACGACGCCGCCACCATCATTCCCAGCGAGGGGCTGGTGGTCGTCGCTGGGCAGCCGGGCGTCGGCAAAACCACGGTGGTGCTCGACCTCGTGCTGTCGCTGGCGTCGGGCGTCGAGTGGCTGGGCATGGACGTGCCGCGCCCGCTCAACGTGCTGCTGGTCGAAAACGAGGGACCGCAGCCCATGTTCCGGGCCAAGCTGGACCGCAAGGCGTCGAGCTGGCCGCACGAGCGCGTGGGCGAGGTGTGGGTGCAAACGTGGCGCTGGGGGCTGTTCTCGTTGAGCGACCAGGACGCCCGCGCACAGCTGCGAATGTTCTGTGCCGAGCAGCCGGTGGACGTGATCGTGGGCGACCCGCTGGGGTCGCTCGGTCCGGCTGGCGCTGGGTCGCCCGAGGACACGCGCCGGTTTGTGGTCGGCCTCATGCAGCTGGAGCTGCCGGTGGCGTGGCTGTTCGTCCACCATTTCCGCAAGGACCCCACGCCGGACGAGGTAAACCAGCTATCGGGGGCGTGGGCTGGGCACCTCGATTCGCTGCTGCTGGTCAAGCCGACGCGCCACAAAAACGAGGTGCGGCTGTCGTTCCCCAAGCTGCGGTGGGTCGAGCAGCAGCGCCCGCCGCTCGTGCTCGGGTACGTGAGCAACACGCAGGGGCTGGAGCTGCTGGGCGAGGAAGGCGCGCCCGAGCTGGTGCTGCACGAGCTGGTGCACGCGCTGGCCGACGGCGTGTGGCGCACGCCCACCGAGGTGGCCAAGGCCGCGGGCGTGCGGCGCGTGACGTGCGAGGCCACCATGGAGGGCAACCCGCACCTGTTCCAATCGACCGTCGGCGCCGAGGTTGGCCGACCCCGCGCAAAGGTGCTGTGGCGTGCTGTCCCAAGCGATGGGACAAGCTGGGACAACACGGAGGTTGCCCCGCCCTCGGACAAGCTGGACAACGACGACGCGCAGGAGGCGTCCGAAAATGGCTCGGACAACCCCGATTCGCCCCTGTTCTAGGGCTGTGGGTGGTGCTTGTCCCAGCGGGGGGGTCCTACGGACCCCCCCTCCCCCCGATAGCTGGGGGGTGAGCTGTGCCAAGCGCCGCCCATATCCCCCTAAGGCCTGACCGCTCGTGGACGCGCTGCTGGCGTTCACCGTTGAGGGCGACCCGGTGCCCCAGGGCAGCAAGCGCGTGGTGCCCACCGCTCGTGGTGCCCGCGCTGTCGAGTCGAACCGCTCGACGCTGCACCCGTGGCGGCAGGCGGTGACCGCTGCGGCCATGGCTGCGGTCGGTGAGCTGGCGACGTCGGGCGCTGGGTACGAGCCGCGCGAGCTGCCGCTGGTGGTCGAGGGACCGGTGGCGCTGGGCCTGACGTTCACCATGCGCCGACCGCTCGCCCACTACGGCACGGGGCGCAACGCCCGGCAGGTGCGCCCGTCGGCGCCGTGGTACGTGAGCACCCGCCCCGACCTGGACAAGCTGGTGCGTGGCGTGCTCGACGCGCTGTCGGGCGTGGGCTACCGCGACGACGGCCAGGTGGCGGCGCTGCGCGTGGCCAAGGTGTACGGGCCACGTGGCCAGCTGCACGTCGAGCTGGTACGGCTACCCCATGGCCAGGCCTAGGCGCAGCTCGCGCCCGTGGTCGCGCACCCGGCTGCGCGTGCTCCAGCGCGACGGCTACCGCTGCCAATGGTGCGGCGCCCGCGCCACGGTCGTGGACCACGTGGTGCCCCGTGCGCTCGGGGGATCGGACCACGACCCGCGCAACCTCGTGGCGTCGTGCGTGCCGTGCAACCAGCGACGTGCCGCGCGGCTCATGGTGGAGCTGGGCTACGGCAACCCGCGCCCCTGCGTGGGCGGGCGTAGAATCCGGCCGGGCGCAATCGGAGGTGGTGTCGCATCGCCCTGACGACCAAGCAACGCAACGCCCTGCCGCCCAGCGCGTTCGTGTACCCGAGGGCGCGCAAGTACCCGGTGCCGACCAAGGCCCAGGCCAAGCGCGCCGGTATCTCGGAGCGCCAGCGAGTCGCCACCCATCGCGCAGCCAAGGCCTACGCCGCGCGGCGCTCGACCATGGGCACGCCCGCCAAGGTCAATGCGCTGGTGCACAAGCGTGGCCCGCTCACGCCCAGCAAGCGCAAGCGCAAGCGCACCAGCCAACGACGACGAGGAGGACGACGTGTCCGAGACCGAGACGCCCGACGAGCAGAACGACGGCGAGACGCACGCCGACCCCGACGAGACGACGGCGACCGAGGGCGGCGACGACGACGGCAGCGAGGGCGAAACGCTCGTGGACCCCGCCGACCCCGCCAGCGAGGACAACGAGGCGGGCGAGGGGTAGCCCCACCACCCCCCACCCCCACGACCCCAGGGTGGGGACGCGCCGGGCGGCGGCGGTCGTCGGTCCCCTCGCGCCGCTGCCGCTCGCGCAACGTCGCGCGCTGCGGGCGAGTTTTTAGGGGCACGTGTTGTGCGGGCACGGTCGTCCCCGAGCTTCCGACTCACTTAGCCCAGCGCGCCCAGCGCGAGCGGGGACCACGCCGATTCACCCAGCGCGGGCGGGATCGGGCCAGCTCGTCCCAGCCCGACCCCCTCGGAAATCCCATCCGACCCCCTGTGGATTGGCGCGCTAGATAGTGGCCGTCGGCGCCCTCGTTCGTTAGCGTGCCGGGTGCACCTGCCCCAACGGACGACCGGAGGACCAATGACGACCGACGAGCACGAGCCAGGCGCGGTTGCCGAGGTCGCACTAAAGGCCGCGGCTGCGTCACTCCACGAGCAGCTGGAGGCGCTGGACGAGGCGGTGGCCTACCACGAGCAACGGGCGCGCGAGCTGCGCGAAACCCGCAAGCGCGTCAAGCGCGTGCAGGAAATCGTGGACGCCCCACCCGACGGCCGACGCAATAACGGCGGCTCACGACGTGGAGCTGGCGCCCACACCGACGCCACCCGCGCCGCGATTGCCGAGCGCACGAAACGACGCCACGCCGAGGAGCGGCAAGCGAAAAAGGACCGGCTGCGCGTCATGGTGCAGGCCATGGGTCCGGGCGTGGACATTGCCGCGGTGGACCTGCTGGACGAATTCAACGAGGGCACCGCAATGCGCAACGACCCGCGGCGGCTAGGTCGCCAGCTCGCGGTGGACCTGCTGCGCGAGCTGCGGGACGAGGGCACGCTGCGACTCGACCGCACCGCCAACGGCGGCAAGGCGTACTACCGGCTGGTGGCCGAGGTTTGAGCTACCGGCGCGGTTCAATTCCCTGCGGCAAACCAGCAACCAGCCGAGGGGTGAGAACATGAGCGCAAACAACGGACGAGGCGCAAGCCTGTACGAATTCCGCGACCTTGACGTGCTGCACAAGATCGAGGCCGAGGGCGACGACCAAGGGTGGATCGAAACCGAGCACCTAGCGCGCTCGTTAGGGCTGGGCGACGACCACAACCGGAACGTGGCCATTCGGCTGGCGTGGATGCGGCGATACGGCATGGTGGTGCGCGACGACGCCAAGGGGCTGTGGCGCCTGTCACGCGGGGGCGAGCGGGTGGTGGCTGCGCGCGTGCGAGCTGCTGCGACTCGTGAGCTGGAGGCGCTGCCCGAGGAGGCCATGGTGGAAACCATGGCCAGCGTCGTGTCGCGCTATCGGTTCGTGGACACCATGACCGCCGCCATGCTGCGCCGCGAATTCCTGTTCGGCACACAGCCGCGGTGAGCGCCGGGCGTACGGTGTGGCGGGTGTGGATTCTGCCCGCTCACCAGCTGCCCCAAGGACCGGACGCGCCCAACCTCCAGCTGGTGGCCGAGACGACCGACCCGCGCGTGGTCGCCATGATCGAATCGGCGGCGCGCGAGCACGGGGTGGACCTGGAGCGCCTGTCGGGGGCGACGTCGTGACCGTCGAGCTGGACGAGCTGGTGGAGCGGCTGCGCGAGTGGGCGGACGTGCACGAAAAGGGCGCGGCGTTCCTGGAGGACGACGACCCCGAGCTGGCGCTGGAGTCGCTGGAGGAGGTCGAGCTGCTGCGCCAAGCGGCGGACGAGCTGGAGCGGCGGGCATGAGCGGCGAGCAGCTGCGCCCCAGCGCCGCCCGCCGGGGGTTCGACCTGCTGCTGCACAACGCGCCGCACCTGGACGTGCTGGCGGTCGAGTGGCAGCGCGACGGTCCGTGGCTGCTGGTCACGCTGGGCCAGCGCAGCGAGGGCGACGACGTGGTGGCGTGGGCGCGTCACCGTTACGCCGTGTTCAAGCGCACGGGCGCGGTGCACGGATTCCTGGCCGACGGCAGCGTGACCGACGACCCGGTGCTGACGCTGACGTGAACGAGCGGGACGCCGAGCTGCTGGCCCGCTGGTGTGACCTGATCGTGCGGCTGGGTGAGCGCGGGGCGATTACGAGCGAGGAGGTGGCGGCGCTGGTCGCCCAGGCTGTCGCTGCGGTGACGGCGTAGTAACCTGCCCAGGCGCTCGTCCGGGGCAGGACGCACGCGCCAACGACAAGCGCCCCCGGTGCGGCATGGGGGCGCTCGTCGGTTGCCTGCCTGTGGCCCAGCAAGCGGTCCGAGGTTAGCGACCACCGCCCAGGTCGTGGCAGCTCACGCACAGCCATGGCCCACGCTGGCGTCGGGCGCGGCAATAGGTCGAGCTGCCACAGCGCGTGCACGTCGTGTGTTTGGCGTACTCGCCCCAGCCCCGCCACGCGCGCACGGCGAGCTGTTCCAGCGTCGTCATGGCAGCAGCCCCTCCAGCGAGTCGCGGGCGCTGTCGGTGAGCGGCACCAGGAAGCCGTCCCGCACGGCGTACTCGCGCACGTCCATGGGCGGCGGTTCGCTGTAGCGCATGGCGGCGTCGATTGCGTCCTGGCGGGTGCGCTCGACGCCGTGGTGGTCCCATTCGTCCCAGCTGGCCCAATCAATCGCTGCCAGCTCGTCGTCGCTGGCGGGCATGGGGCGCGACCACACCTCCCAGCCGTCGGTCGAGCGGGTGAGCCGCCACAGCGTGGTGGCGTCGTTGGACGGCAGCAGCCAATCGCTGGGGCGCACCTTGGTTAGCTGGAAATTGCGGCGGGGGGCGCTCATGCGCCCACCCGCTCGTCGGGGTGCCGCCAGCTCGTGGCGGGGTAGCCCGTTGCGACCAGCTGCGGCTCGGGGTGCCGCTCCAACAGCACCAGCTCGC